GTTATAAATACATTAGATAAAAGGATTAGCAACAATGAGTTATACTATTACAAAAACAGCGGGTGGAACAGTAGCCACTGTAACTGATGGCAGCCTAGATACTACTACGCTAGATATCGCGCTGATTGGTAAAAATTACACGAATTATGGACAAAGTTTGAATGAAAACTTTGTCAAAATGCTGGAAAATTTTGCAAATACCACACAACCCAGTCAACCTATGACGGGTCAGTTTTGGTATGACTCCGGCAACAAACTACCTAAAGTTTACACAGGTACAGCGTGGAAAAACATTGGCAGCGCCACAGCAGATGGCTCAGCCCCAACAGGCGCAAACGTAGGTGATTTATGGTACGACACCACCAATAAACAACTTAAAACATACAATGGATCGGGCTGGGATCTAATAGGACCTGACTGGACCGGTGATTTGGGACTATATTCTGCTGGTTATAGATTTGGTCAGGAAGTAGCTAAGGTATCTGACGGTGTAACAACACACGCAGTGGTTAACATTAATGCTGGCGGTCAAGTAGTAGCTATTTTCAGTGGAGATGCCGCATTTACTCCCAGCCCAGCTATCACCGGATTTGCAACTATAGAGCCGGGTCTCAACCTAAACAGCACACTTAATGCAAAAGTTGCAAACGCTGATTTATTGGATGGATTAGACAGCACGCAATTTATGCGATCTGATACTAATACAGGTACAAGCGGAAATTTAGCCATCACCAATGCTACCGCAAGTACAAGTTCTAGCACAGGTGCATTAAAAGTTTCCGGTGGCGCTGGCGTATCTGGCAACGTTTATGCTGGTGGCAATATTGTTGCAACCGGCAACTTGACTGGAACTAATATTTCTGGAACATTGAGCACCGCAGCGCAACCTAACGTCACTAGCGTTGGTACGTTGACAGGTCTTACCGTAAGCGGAACCGCCACTGCAACCACACTAGCGGGAACATTAAGTACCGCAGCGCAGCCAAACGTCACTAGCCTGGGTACGCTAACTTCGCTTGCAGTAACTGGTAACGTAGCAGCTGGTAATTTAAGTGGTACAAGTATTGTTGGTACTCTTACAACTGCGGCGCAGACAAATATCACAAGTCTAGGCACACTATCATCCTTGACAGTATCGGGCAACATAGCTTCTGGAAATTTAAGTGCGGGTATAGTAACTTCTGCTTCTGGTACGTTGACATTAACTCCTGCAACGACACTGCAAATTACAAAGAGCACTAGCATTACTGATACCACAGATGCAGCCAGTTTATCAACAGGTGCATTAGTAGTTTCGGGAGGTGTAGCGGTTCAGGGTAAATTACGTGCTAATATTGGTTTGTATACAGATAACTTATATTATGCAAATGGTGTTGCTTATGGATCCAGTAGCGGCACAGTTAATAGTGGTACTGCAAATAGACTAGCATATTATGTTTCTACTGGTGCAGCAGTATCACAGACCCCTACCAATTTAACTTATGATGGTACAACATTGCGAGCAGGATATCTTGCAGCAAATGTGGGGTACTCACCAACTTTAGCGTTGACTTATGGTTCTACTATTAACTGGAATACTGCTAATGGCCAAACCGCTCGTGTAACCTTAACAGGTAACGCTACTATGGCAACGCCAACTAATTTATTGGATGGCGGCTTCTACACAGTTATGGTAATACAGGATAGTACTGGCAATAGAACTTTAAGTTGGAGTGCAAATTATAAATGGATTGGCGGAAGTTCTCCTGACTTATCAACGACGGCGGGAGCGGTTGATTTCTTTAGTTTCTTTAGTGATGGCACATATATGTATGAGCAAGGCAGAGCACAGGAAGTAGCATAAGATGTTTAATGAGTCAGCTGGTGGCACAGAAAAACTAGATCATTTTAAGATAACCAAATCTTTGCGTTTTAAAAGCGAGGGCGGTTCGTATTTGTTTAAGAATCTAACTACGCAAGCAGCTACCGGTGGATCTTTGGCCACTACATTCAATTTAACTATTAGTGCTGATACAAACAACTATGTGCTGTATGATGCTGCTAAAACTGCCGGTTACGATGGTTATAGTCTTTGCACAGTAAATTTAACCATCAACAATAATATTAAAGTTGGTTCCACCAGTGTTTACTTGCCAGCGTTAGATATACGCGGATTTCCAACTGGTTGCGCTATTACTGTTTTTGTAAACAGTGGTGCATATATTGTTGGCGCGGGTGGTACAGGTGGTGTAGGTGGATATCAGGGAACACCGGGCACTAACGGAACGCCTGGTGGTGACGCTATTTGGACCAACGGTTATGTGACTATTAGCAATAATGGTACAGTAGCTGGCGGTGGCGGTGGTGGCGGTGGTGGCGGCGGTGATATTGGTTGCAGCGGTCCATACTCAGTCAGTGCATATACTACAGGTGGTAGCGGTGGCGGCGGTGCAGGGCTTGTTGCCGGCACAGCGGGCCAAGGTGCTTATCCTGGAAGCAATGGTACCCTAACAACTGGTGGACTTGGTTCTCCTGAAGGAACATATCAGTGTAACAACTATGGCGGCAACGGTGGTGATTTAGGTCAAGCAGGAACCAATGGCCAACAAAAATATGCAAGTGCGGGTTGGCCTCTGGGTGGTAGTGGCGCATATCTAGCAGGTTCTGGCGGTGCTGCTGGTAATTATGTAGTAGGCAGCAATTTTGTGACCTGGAGCGTAACTGGCACACGATTGGGAACAGCAGTAAGTGCAGCTAACAGTAAACGCTGGACCGTGAGCGTTTGGTGCAAGCGCAATAAAATGGGCACATCTGGTTTATTACAAGCAGGCGACAATCCAAGTGCCTACTATGCAGGCGAAAATATATTTTTCGATGCAGACGATCACATTGATTGGGTAAACGTTGTTGGCGGTAATCCAAACAGTTATTACTTTTGGGTCAGAACCAGCGCACAATTCAGAGACCCTAATGCTTGGTATCATATCGTAGCAGTTTGTGATATAACCAACGCCACCCAAGCAGAAAGATTAAAAATCTATGTAAATGGGCAGAGGCAAACTCTAGAATTTTACCCCGGATATGCAGGCTATGGTATCAATGCTGGCACAGTATCGCGTTGGGGCAATACTAGTTATAAACAAAATATAGGCAAAGGTTATGGCTATTATTTCAGCGGTAATCTAGCAGAGTTTCATTATGTTGATGGTGTTGCATTAACACCCGCTTCGTTTGGGCGTACAGATTACAAGACTGGCGAATGGATCGCTAAAAAATACACCGGTGGCTATGGCACTTATGGTGTTTATTTACCCTTTACTGATATTAGAACATATACAGATGGAAATTTATATCCTGTATCATTGGGATTTGATCAAAGACAAAAAATCACAAGATTGACCACGCCAGGTGCTACTACGTTTGTGGTACCAAGTTACACAAGTAACATAACCATAGAGGCATGGGGCGCGGGCGGTGGCGGTGGTGCTGGGCGTGTAGGTTATGGCGGCGGCGGATTAGGACAGACTACTACTGTTTCAATCACTAGCCCACATCCTATAGGAACAGTAACATTGACTGCTGGTGGTGGATCAGGTGGCTCTCCTGTGTTCTCGGTTGGGTCGGGGGGCACAGCTTCGGGCGGAACAGTTAACACAAATGGTGACAGTGGTAGCGGCAATGCTGGCGCCACAGCACCCAGCGGCGGTGGCCCGGGAGGAGCAACCAGTCTCAATGGTGCACCAGGCTGGGCGCCCGGCGGTGGCGGTGCTGGCGGTTATGATTATGGAACCGGCGATGGCGGCGGCGGCGGCTCTGGTGCTTATGTCAGAAAAGTTTTTGCAGTAGGTGACTTGACGCCTGGACAAAATATTACAATTTTTGTTGGGAACGGCGGCGCGGGAGATCCTGCATATCCTAATCAAGGAACATGGAGTGGCGGCCGCGGTGGCAACGGTATGGTACAGATTACAATAGATGGGAATAATTTGCCCATAAATTGGTATCCTGATGGGTCTTTAAGTTTATTATCTCCAGCCATTTACGAAAAAGATTTTGATAGCTTGAAAGACAGCCCATCCGCTTTTGGTAACAAAATACAACCAACTGGTAATTATTGTGTTTGGAATTCTGTTTACCCATCAACGTCTACAATAGCCGATGGCGGACTTTCTGTTGCAGCTGATGGAAATCGCACAGCAGTGGGAACAATGACGGTTAACAAAGGCAAATGGTATTATGAAGTAAGAACTGGCGCAACTACAAATACCGGTTACCCAGTTTGGGGTATACATGATTTGTCCCACAATAAAAATGTGACCGGCTATCCTGGTAGAGATGGGGTAACAGGTTGGGGCGTAAGTATTGGTCCATACACAGGCGATGGCTATACTAGGATTTATTTAAACGATAACGGTAATTACTCTTTAACATATCTCACTTCCCCAGATCCTAGTGGGGTATGGAACACAAGTGACGTGATAATGATAGCTTTTGATGCTGACACAGGTAAATTTTGGGCTGGACGCAATGGTGTTTGGTACAATAATAGCAGTGGCAACCGAGGAGATCCAGCCGCAGGCACAAACCCGTTAACAACATACACGGTTAAGAGTTCTAGCGTGTTCGCACCAGGCGGCAGTGTTTATGATAGTACCATATCCTACGCCAATTTTGGTCAACAGTCATTCCGTGGTGCTTATGTATCAGGGTCAGGAAATACTTATACTGGATCCGGATTACCTCCTGCTGGATTTAAAGCTTGGACTAATGCCAATTTGCAATTGCCACAGATATACAAAGGCAACAAATATTTTGATGTGATAACTAGAACTGGAACAGGGACATCTGTGACAGTTACAGGGTTGGGATTCAAACCTGATCTGGTTTGGACTAAAATAAGAAACGATACCGGCAATCATTATTTGGTTGATTCGGTTCGTGGTGTGAACAAATTATTGAGCACTAATGTAGTGACACAGGAAGTTACTGGAAATATTATAACAGGGTTTAGTAATGACGGATATACTGTTGATGCAAGCCAAAATGCCACAGGAAAAACTTATGTTGACTGGGTGTGGCGAGCTGGGAATAACACTACTACAAATACAGCTGGACAAAATAATGCTACTATTAGTTCTACATATTCGGCAAACACTCTAAGTAAATTTAGTATTGTAACGTATACTGGCAATGGACAAGCCGGCGCAACTATCGCTCATGGTTTAGGGGTTAAGCCTGATTTTATAATCATAAAGAATAGAACTTCTGGCGCATTAATTACAGGGTCAGCGCAGTGGCCGGTATTCCATAAAGATCAAGGTGCGGTAAATGTTCCCTATTTAGAAGAAACAACTGCATATTATACAAGAGCTGGCAATTTCAATAACACCTTACCTACAAACCAAGTATTTTCGGTTGGTGGTACGGGTCAAACCGATTATCAAAATACTAATAAAAGTAATGACAACTATGTTGCTTATTGTTGGGCAGAAGTGCCGGGTTTTAGTAAATTTGGTAGTTACATAGGTAATGGCGGTACCGATGGCACATTTGTTTATTGTGGATTTAGGCCTGCTTTTATTTTAATGAAAGCAGTAGAGCAAACAAACTATTGGGCAATTATTGACACAGCTCGTAACAGGTTTAATGTATCAAATTCTGAGCTGAATCCAAATAATCCAGTCCAGGAATTATCCGGTGATGGCAACACTTCAACGAATGTTGACATTTTATCAAATGGATTTAAATTACGTGGCCTAGTATCAAATCCTAGTGGTATAAAACAGATATTTGCTGCTTTTGCAGAAGCGCCAGATAAGTATGCAAATGCATCAAAACCAAAACCTACCCAATAGTACAGGAATATTTGTATTCAACTATATAGTGAGCGGTATTTAATCCTGTGGTCAAATAAATACTATATTAACAGGATTAGTGCTCATGAGTAGATTAAGTGTCAATATAGGTAATCAAAATAACGACGGTACTGGTGACGGTATAAGAGATGCTTTTGTCAAAGTAAACAGCAATTTTACCGAACTTTACAACGTCAATAACATGGGTGCTAGCCAACTTGCGGTTGATGCAGTTAGTGCAGCATTACAAACAGAAATAACAAATAGACAGGCCGCAAGTGCCGTTATAGAATCACATGTAAACGCAGTAAGTGCGTCTCTTAATACTATTAGCGTAAACCAAGTCAGCACTGCAAATAAAATAAGTGCAATACTTAATAGTAATACGACATTAAATGGTACTACATATGATTTCGCTCACGTAACGAACAGTACTAGCGTGGGATCAGGGACTGTTGTAATAGCCGGTGGTGCTGGTGTAGCTGGTAATATTTTTGCTGGCGCACTATATACAGACAACTACTATTTGGCCAATGGCGATCCATTTGGCGGTGGTGGCGGTGGTGGCAGCGGAGTTGTAGGTTCCGGAACTTCTGGACAATTCGCGTACTATCAAAATTCTGGTACGTCAGTCAAAGGTGCAGCAAACGTTGGCTACGATACAAATAGATTAACTTTAAGCAGCGGCAACGCGGCAACGTCAACCAGCACAGGAGCATTAGTTATATCTGGCGGTGGTGGTGTTGGCATTGACGGAAATGTTTATATTGGCGGCAATTTAAATCTAAATGGACAAGATATAAGCGCGGCGGTAGCTTCTATCAATCAAGAAATTAGCGCCATTAGCAACCAAGTTAGCGTGATTAGTCAAACACTTAGCGTAGTAAATGTTAACGTAGCAACGGAAACAAGTGCAAGAATTGCAACTAGTGCAGCTTTAGAAGCACACATAAACGCAGTAAGTGCGGCAGCTGGTGATACTAGTGCAATTAATGCAGCCGTAAATACCTTAAGCAATACTGTATCAGCATTTAATGATAAACTTCTTAGTGTAGGTATCGAATTAAGTTCTAGGATTGATTCCGCAGTAGTAAAAATAAACACAGTTAGCAATGCGGTAAGTGTGGTAAGCAATGCCGTGAGTATTGTATCAGTGGCAGCAGCAAATGCAGTTAGTATAGCCAACGCAGCAAGTAATGCGGTATCGGTAGAAGTAGCAAACCGCCAATCAGCAAGTGCCGCATTACAGAGTGCTATTAATACGGTAAGCAATGCAGTAAGCGTTGTTAGCAACGCAGTGAGTGTAGAAACTGCCAACAGAGTTAGCGCAGATTTGGCGCTCAGTGCAGCTATTACAAGTGTATTTGCAACCAAAGCAAGTCCAACATTCACCGGCACTGTTACGTTATCAGATAATAATGCAAACACGGTTGTATATTTGAACAGCAGCAAAGCTATTACTACAAGTAATTTGCTAACATTTACTGGTACGAATCTGGGCATTGGAACAGGACTCACTACTCCTGTTAACAAACTACACGTGAATGGTTCTATTTCGTTTGGTGGCACGGCGAATGTTCAAACTATAAGTTCTGATGGCAGTAATAACTTTGTATTAAACAGCTATGCGGCTCAAATCTTCCAAATTGCAAGTTCTGAAAAATTACGTGTGGATACTAATGGCAATGTAGGTATAGGCACAAGCTCACCTACAGAACTATTGGCAGTATCTTCTTCAAATTCAAAACCTGCTAGGATTGCATCAACCTCGGCCAGCAATAACAATAAGTTAATTTTGGAAACTTCTGGTGTTGGTTCCACTATGGGTGTATGGATAACTAATTCATATGGTAATACCAGCGTGTCATTTAATGAAACTGCTGGTGCTTTGGTATTTGCGACTGGTGGTAACAATACCGGTGGATCCGACACACCAACAGAACGTATGCGTATTATTTCTACTGGTAACGTAGGTATTGGCACCAGCTCTCCTGCATACACTTTAGATGTTTCTGGAACCGCGAGGTTCACTGGTAACTTGACGGCAAATAACTTTTCTGGCAGTGGCGTAACCGCAGTATATGCGGACTTAGCAGAAAATTACACAGCCGATGCTAACTACGAACCTGGTACTGTTTTACAGTTTGGTACGGAAACGGAAGTAACGGCCTGTGAAAACGATGAAACCAACAAGATAGTGGGAGTTGTTAGTAGACAGCCTGCTTATTTAATGAACTCAACACTAACAGCTTCATATGTCGTACCTGTTGCGTTATTGGGACGTGTACCTTGCAAAGTTTTGGGTCCTATCAATAGGGGAGATCTGCTGGTGGGCACAACTGGCGGTAGAGCTCGTGCCGAACGATCACCCAAACCCGGTAGTTTGATAGGCAAAGCACTGGAAGATTTTTATGGTACCGATGGTATGATAGAAATCATAGTTGGTTTGAAATAATTCTCCTACAATTTAAGCTGATAAGTAGTAGTATATTATTACTACTATGGCAGACAAGATCAAAGAACCAAAACGCATAGACGATGTTGAAAAAAGCAAGTTAGACGTCGTTTATTGTATACCCTTAGAGCAGCGCGATGCTCAAATGCGTGAAAATATAGCAAGAATACGTCCACGCATACAACCAGGTCCCATCACGCATGAGCCCATAGCTATAGTTGGTTTTGGTCCCAGCCTAAATGATACCTGGGAAGAAATTCGCAAGTTTAAATACATTTTCACTGGCAGCGGTAGCCATAAATTTTTGGTTGATCGCGATATCATACCAACCCATCATGCCGAAGTGGACCCACGCGAGCATAAAATTGATTTGATGGGCACACCACAAGTTGGTACAGAATATTTGATAGCAAGTTGTTGCCATCCTAAATTACTGGACCACTTAGAGGGCTACAATACAAAGTTGTGGCACATACATTCCGGTGATAACGCACAAATGTTACCTACAGTATTTCCTCGTGGCGAATACATTTTAACTGGCGGTAGCAATGTGGGGTTACGCTCCATGGTACTTGCGCGTTTCCTTGGATTTGTAAACATGCATGTATTTGGTATGGATTGTAGTATGAGTAATGAAGGTAAAAGTCATGCAGAATTCCATCCCAAAGGTAGCAAAGGATATTATTTAACAGATTATGAAGGCGTAGAGTACAAGGTTACACAGCCACTAGTGGAATACGCTAGACAGTTCTTTCATGAACTAAAACAAATGCCCGAAGTCAACATTACATTATATGGAAAAGGATTACTTCAACATATGGCCGAGAAAAAACTTGAAAAACCAAATCAGCTTAAAAAGCCCAAGAAAGAAATAGCTTACATTAATCCCAAAGTGATTACTGAAGAATATTTAAAGTTGAACAAAACATTGCATGAGCAAAATCCCAATTATGGTGTAAGCGGCGCAAAACGTGCAGATGTAGTAATTAAACTATCAGAAAGCATGAATACCAAAAATATATTGGATTACGGCTGCGGCAAAGGTATGTTAGCCAAGAAATTGCCGTTTCCAATATGGGAATATGATCCTGCTATACCGGGCAAAGATGCAGCGCCGCGTCCCGCCGAACTTGTAATTTGTACAGATGTATTGGAACACATAGAGCCAGATTTGTTGGATAATGTGCTACAAGACATCGCTCGTTGCACTCTACAAACTGCTTACGTTATCATAGCTACTTTCCCTGCACAAAAAACGCTACCAGATGGCAGAAACGCACATCTCATTCAACAAGGTGCTGATTGGTGGCGTGCTAGATTGGAAAAGTTCTTTGAAGTGGCTAAAATTATAGAAAGTAAAGACAAGGAACTGCATATAGTTCTTGCACCCAAGCTGCCAGAAAAGTCCATGGTAAGTACAAAAACTGATCTAACAAAGGTTACTTTTAACAATACAGAATTAGTTTACGCCACACCAAATGATGCTACACGTTGGCGTGCTAATAGTATGTTCACTAAAGAACCTATCACTATTGAATGGCTGCAAAAACTTACCGCCAACGATGTATTGTATGATGTAGGTGCAAATATAGGTATTTATAGCATTTTTGCTGCTAAAATCGCAGGAGCAAAAGTATATGCGTTTGAACCAGAATCACAAAATTACAGTATACTGAATCGTAACATTGTTTTAAATGGTGTGCAGGATCTTGTAAATGCATATTGTATAGCACTGAGTGATGAAACTAAGATAACACAACTGCATCTCAGCAGCTTTGACTACGGCGGTAGTTGTCACAGTGTAGACGACAAAGTTGATTTTAAACACGAACCCATGACGCCTAAATACAGCCAGGGTTGTGTTAGCAATAGAATTGATGCTTTGATAGCATTTGGATTGCCAGCACCCACGCATATCAAACTGGATGTAGATGGATTCGAACCTAAGGTCATTGCTGGCGGTCGTGGGGCATTACGTAATGTTCGAAGTTTGATAATTGAAATCAATCAAAACCTCGAAGACCATCAGCAGCTAATCAAGTTCTTGGCTGACAATGGGTACAAATTTGACCCTGCTCAAGTCGCAGCCGCAGAAAGACAATCTGGTGCATTCAAAGGAGTAGCAGAATATGTTTTCACACGCGACTGAATATGTTAAGCATCGTTTTGTAGAATGTAACATAACTGAAACTCCGTATCCACACTTGCAGATAGATAATATTCTGCCGGCGGATTTGTATGAAGCAATGATGACCAACAAAATAGATGAACGCTACCTTGCCACACTAAAAGAACTAAAGCGTGTAGGTAGTGCGTATCCCGAAACCAGACGTGTTTTAAGTTTGAAACCTGACATGCCACAGTTGCCGGATAGTTACAAGGCTTTTTGGCAAGAATTAGCTGTTTGGTTTTTGACCGATTTTAAAAATATAGTACTGGGAAAATTTGATGCTCATATTCGCAGCAGGTTTGGGACGATTCCCATGCTATATCCTGAAGCACTTTATACCTATGACAGCACAACTTATGCGTTAGGTCCACATACAGATAGCACAAAGAAAGTACTTACCTTATTGCTATATTTGCCTAAAGATGATACACTAAGTCATTTGGGAACAAGTATGTATGAGCCCATTGATTCTAAATTTGTATGTGAAGGTGGGCCACATCACAAATTCCATAAATTTAGATTAGTAAAAACAGCACCCTTCAAACCTAATACGTTATTTGGTTTCTTTAAAACTAATAATAGTTTTCACGGCGTAGAACCCATCAAGGAAAGTATACGCAGAGATCTGTTAATTTACGATATACAAACTGTTAAGACTTAACTGCATTAATCACAGTTTGTATTTTTTGTTGTATCTCATCAATTTTAAAAGTGCCATATACGCCTGGATGCAATGGCTTGGGATAAGATTCTAAATCACACCAAGCATAACCCTTGTGCTCGTCATTTAGTGTGGGTATAAATTCATTATCTACTAGTATAAGATATGTGTTATAGGTAAATTGCTCATTTAAACTAGTAAAAAGATCAACGGGTATTATTTTAGCATTACTTAAATCTCTGCCGGTTTCTTCCCGGATCTCACGTAATAAAGCAGCGGCAGCGGTCTCCCCTAATTCAGTTTTGCCGCCTACTAGTCCCCACGTGTTAGTATAACCCACACCATTACGTAGAAGAAACAGGAACCTATTTGTCGACTTTGCGTATATTAACGTACCTACTGCTTGAATTGACACTATGACACCTTATAAAACTATAGACCAACGCCCGTTTTTATATTCACCTTCGTAACTGCGAATCCAATGACTACCGGTCCATTTATATTGTTGATTAGTTGCAATATTTGTTACGTATTTAATTTCCAAAGTTTCCCTAGAATCTAAACTTACTACCCATTGAGTACCATTATATTGAATAATATCGTTGGCATTGGCAACAAGATCCTGTGACCCTGTGCCTTTCCAAGCATCTGCACCATCAATATTGGCCGCATCACCTATGCTTTGCGTCAAAATGTAACGTTGCCCTGTAGTTGCTGCTGGTAATCCTGCGCCAGGACCTTTAGTAAGTGGATTAATTATAGCATTAACCGCAGCTTCTGTGTCAACAGGTATGGTATCTTGATTTACTGTAAACAATAATACACTATCATCAGTAGGATGAAATGCCACCGTACCAATTACTTCTGTTTCCTCATCGCTCTGCAACAAACGAATTTGGCTTATACCCTCCGTGAGTTTACCATACACATTGATTAGAGCACGCCAATTGTCTCTTGTACCGTTTTTGCTTAAGTTTGGATTAGTTGTATCCTGGTATTTTAGTAGAGTAAGTTGATTACCATTTAGTATAACGCCATAGTTCATGGGTGTATAGTAAGAACGATTGCCTAACAAGGTCCATTGATCAATATTGTCTAGATTTAAATTGCCATGAGCATCATATATGCCGCCTATGATTTTTTGTATCACGCCCAGTTTTTTAATTTTCACTGGTGCGCTGATCCAGATTGGCATTTCAAAAGTATATGTAAAGATGTCTATTGGGTCATCAGTGCCAACCGGGATAGATCTACTGCTCCAGCTGGTATCAGTTAATGTGACTACACTTAAACTGGTCCAGTCAACGTAGTTGTCTGTACTTTGTACTTCGATACTGGGGTTAAACAACCAACCTAACTGTTCAATAATTTGCAGTTTTTGTTCTGTATTGCTGGTCCATATATCTGCCTTAATTGTTAGCTTATATGGAGCCGGCATTAATCGCTCAATAGTAAAAGCGTTACCCTGCGTAGTTTGATATTCACCGGTATGCTCGTCATAAGCACGTTCTCTTATGTGCATATTGCTAACAAAATAGGGATTCTGTACACGCTCACGATCATAGGCTAGTCCAGAAATATAACAACTAATCATGGGCACTGTGTTTAAAGTATTTTCGCTATTATTGCGAAGAATATTTGCAGCTTGACGGCTACTGTCGCCATAACGTGCAGGAACTCTTTGCAATGTTACATTTCCCTCGGTGTCCTTGCCAAATTGAACTTGAAAGTTACTCATCAGTCTTATAAACTGTATAAGGTAACGTTTGATTTGCTCATCATAAAAAAATGGAACTGCGGTCATGTTATTTTATTCCTGTTGCTTAGGGCTTTACTTAGACCCTGTCGACTTTGAACTGTCTCGCCACCTACTGTTACATTCGCAGTATTGTTAGCGAATGCAGCTTTGAAGTTAGTACCACTGCCAGGCGTGTAATTATCACGAACTGCGTCTTCAACTTTAACCCAGCGTCGGCCATCAAATCTAAATAATCTATGTGGCAAATAATCCATACGCAGTGCATATTCCCCCACAGTGGGATTGTCGGGAAAGTTGATGCCGCTGGTAACCGGAAAACCGTTAGGCGCTAACCCATCACCTGTTAAATATCCTTCAATGCTTTTGTCTGGTGTAGTCACTGCGGTATCCACAGTACTGCCATCAGCGCCGATTACTGTTTCAGGATTTCCCTGTATGTCATTTTCAACTGGTACTGTATACAACTGAGTTGTGTCGTAACCGCTTTGTGGTGTTTCTGCTTCTGCTTGAGTTACAACAGCGTCATTTATATTAATATTTTTGTCGTATGTGCTTAAAATTTGCGCCAAGGTATCAGTAGTATCTTCGCCTGCGGTAATATTATTCAATATATCTTTGTATTCTTGGCTATCAACAAGTGGTGTAATTTTTGCACGTAATAAATGTGGCCACCAAGTTGGACTATAGCCTTCACTGGCAAACGCTACATCCTGAACTACATAATAACGCTTCAATGCTACAGGTATGGTCTCGTCCAGGCTCCAATAATCCTTTTTGTGTTGCAGCTCTAATACGTCACCACTTAGCAATTTTCTGCCTAAAATCTCTACTGTATCTTTTATATGGAAAACTATGAACAGGGTATCGTTGCTAAGGAAAATACCAAACTGCTCCAAGTTAAAATCAACATCTGCGGTTTGGTATATGCCGCGTAGATTGTAGACGCTGGTATCATATTTCCTATCTCTATTTTCTAAGAACAATAGATCCTGTATATTTTGTGCTGATTGGTTAATGTAGTCCGGCTTGGTAGCATCTGTGCTGCCAGTTTGCTGGATTGGGCCTAGATATTTGTGTACATTAATGCCAGTACCGCCTATCGTGAACATTTCACTGATACGGCTATCTATAAATTTGTAGTCTTTGCTGTGGGCACCATTCTGCCAAAGCGATAATCTGGGCAATTTAGTAAATCCTTAAATATCAAGTATTTAGCGGTATTGACATGGTATCCAAAACCATATATAATACTGATACCATTTTAACATTGGAGAAGCAATGAAACGAGCCAAACGTGTGGTCAAACTAACTGCGGATCAATTGGTGGACGAAAAATATATAGGTAAAGAGCCGGAATGGCATGGCAAGAAGTTCACTGATGCAGAGCTTGAGCATGCCATTATTCGTGGGCTTAATTATTATGCACACTTTTTTAGTGGTCCCGAGTTTAAAAAGGAAATTGAAGCATGGCTGCAGGTTAACAGCAAGTTTACCAAAGCTCAAATAGAAGCTTATCGAAACAGTCCTGACGGCAAAAGTATCTCAACCCTGGGCGGTTTGGTGCGTATGCATACTCGTGGCGCACCGCTGCGACAGAAACATATTGATTACATTCTGCGCAAAGTGCAGGAAGTGTCGGCCAAAACTGACAGCGTTTTGGAAAAGATCCAAACGGAAACTGTGCCCGCAGTTAAAACAGGCAAAAAGGCTGTGGTCAATTTGATTGATGGCATTCAAGCACGTATGCTTAATCAAGCTCGTGATATTGCGGGTGAAATTGATGGTGATTTGGACGATGCTGTCACCACAGGTGCAGGTAAACTGGATGTTTACAAGTATTTGGTTGAGAAGCAAATTAGCCGTCCTGTTGCAGCCAAAATTCGTGCATTTTACGAAGGTGACTATGCTGAAATCAAGGCCAGCAAAGCCAAAGACGCTGATCCGCAATTGGTGGAAGCTTATGCGTTCCTCAAAGGTGCCAATCTTAAACGTGTTTTGGCTTGGTTTGAGAAAACGTTTAGCGACTTGGATAACTATGTCAAGCTGAAAAGCCTGGACAAGAAACCACGTAAACGTAAGGCCATTAGTGCAGAAAAAACGGTGAGCCGTATGAAGTTTTTGCGCGAATACAAAGAACTTAATTTGGTCAGTATTAGCCCTACAGAAATTGTAAAAGCTGAACAGCTCTGGGTCTTTAATACCAAGACTCGTAAACTGGGACGCTATGTAGCTGAATCCGGTAACACACTTACGGTCAAAGGCACTACGATTCAAAACTACAATGAGCGCGAAAGTATTGCTAAAACTGTGCGTAAACCCAAGGAAAAATTGCCAGAACTTATGAAGGCTGGCAAGGTCAACTTGCGCAAGTTTATGGATACGATCAAAGCTACCAGCACTAAACTAAACGGCAGGATCAACGCCGATACACTGTTGCTGCGTGTCGCATAATAAAAGTCCTAAGTAGGTAATTTGATCCCGGGCATGACTCGGGATCTTTTTGGGCCTAATTCCTATCACAGCGCATAAATAACGGATAGGAAACCATATGGCCAGTATCGAAGAATTAAACAAATCCAAAGCACAATTACGCGCCAGAATACAAGATTATATAAGATTGCGTCTGGGCGATGCCATGGTCGATGTTGAATTAGACGCAGAACATTACAACATGGCCATTGATCAGTCTATTCTACGTTATAGGCAACGTGCTGCAAACGCGACAGAAGAAAGCTATGCCTTTCTAGATTTGGTTGGTGAGGTTCAGTCTTACACATTGCCACAGGAAATATTGGAAGTGCGTCAAGTATTCCGTCGTGGCATAGGCAGTGTAACTGGCACCACAGCAAGCCAGTTTGAACCATTTGCTTCTGGCTATTTGAATACTTATATGTTGGTAGCAGGTCGCGTTGGTGGACTAGTCAACTATGAACTGTTTACTCAGTATCAAGAACTGGCAATGCGTATGTTTGGTGGACATGTGAACTTTACCTGGAACCGCGTGGGCAAACAATTAACCATAGTTCGTAAAATGCCAAACTTGGGCGGCGCAAGTGGCACTGCTTCTGCTACTGCTATCGTTGGTGATATTATAACTGTAAGTGATACAAGAAAACTAACGGTCAATGCTCCCATTACCTTCGTTAATACTACTTTTGGTAACGTAGAATCTGGCAAGCAATATTATGTAAAGTCTATACCAACCAATGGCGCACCAGGAACTATAACAATAAGTGATACTGTGGGGGGTACCGTAATTCAATTGGACGATGCAACTGGCAATATGAGTTGGGTCAGTGGTAATAAAGATCAAATATCAGAAACTGTATTGTTATGGTGCAATAACTATAAACCAGAGATAACCTTATTGCAAGATTATCAAATATTTCCCTGGGTTCAAGAATATGCTTTTGCTATTGCGAAACATACACTGGGAGAAGCGCGAGAAAAGTTCAATACTATAGCTAGTCCGCAGGGTGGCACAAGCCTAAATGGCGCCACGCTTAAAACAGAAGCTAAAGAATTAATGGATAAACTGGAAGAAGAATTGAAACTTTATGTAGATGGTTCTCAACCCTACTGGTTCGTGATTGGATAAACATATGAGAGCACGAGAATTTATAGTTGAAACAGCACCTGACGGAAAAATGAAAGATGAACACAAAGCATCGCATACTGGTATGTGGCGTATGCGTGATGTTGGTGGCTATGATAGAACTTACCACTTAAATCGTTTTATGATGGCTATGGCTATGTCAGATGGTAAAAGTACCGGCAAGATTGATGGTATAGATGCCAGTAGTTGGGTAGAGAAATTCAATATTGCTCATCCTTATACGCCACAGGAACACAATATGGTGGCCGCTGCAATGGCTACAATACCAACTGATGGTGAACAGCTCAGTGATGATTTAATGAGCCACGAAACCCCAGACGTCAATAAAACGAGTCCACTACCCAAAAAGAAAAAGAACCGTTACGGAGTTTAAATGAGATTTAAAGAAATCATGGAGCAGTTGGAGTTTCATAAAGATCACAAGGATGCTATTCCTGGTGCTGTAAAATCTGGTCTTGATGCAAATCCAGAAGGTCCCAGCAATTATTATCACAAATATAGGCTGGGTGTAGCAATGGCTGGCAGTCCAGAACATTTAGAGAATATAACTAATACTGGTCCTGCTTGCGATAACATGGTTACTTTGTCTTACACTGACGCTGATCGTGACATCATTAAAAAAGCTCATAATAAAATGGGT